CATCAGTTCCGGACATTCCGCGCTTTGCTTTATACAAACTAGATCCGTATTTTACAATGTCATTAGTTTTGTGGTATAACCCGCTCCATTCGCCTTTGTATTCAATTCCTTCAACAATTAGTTCCCACTTAGCCGCTGACGAATCTAAACCTAAATCAGTTCCAATTCCTTCTTGTATCCCGTCATTACTAGTATGACCAATTGTACATCTATAAACGTTACCACCGTAACGCACTATATCATCTTTAATATATCTAGTTCCAACAGCCCAGTTATCTTTCCAATAATCACTTCTTTGTAAAGTTGTCCAGTCAGCTTGATTATATTCTAATCCGTTGTTTGTAGTATTTGATTGATGATTAGTTATACATAAGTACACAATGCCACTATAGCGTACTACATCATTCTTTTTGTATTCAGTGTATGCACTCCATATGTTTAACCAGTTATAGCCTTTAGCAAACGGAGCCCACTTTGCTTGATCAGTTTCTAATCCTAGTGCCACACTTGATGCACTAGAATGACTATCAATACAATTGTAAAGTATTCCTCTATATTTTACTAAGTCGTTTACTTTATAAAATGTCGAAGGTAACCAGTTGCCTTTCCAGTCAGTGCCGTCGACTACTTGCTCCCATTTAGGAGTAGATTCGCCTGCAACAAGGAAGTCTAAGTCATTGTTAAAGTCTGCCGATGCAGTATGACTAACTAACGAAACAAAAGTTTTACCACCATATGAAACCATATCGTCTTTAATGTACGCTATGGCTCCAGCCCAAGGACCTTTCCAATTGTAACGTATTCTATCAATTCTAAATTCTGCCATTTTCTTGTCCTAATTCTTTAAGTAAGTGTATTTATTTGGCCGCCCATGCCACTATGATTTACACAATAATAATATAGTGTTGGTGCGTTTACAGGTATTTGTATCTTAACATATGCGCCTTGTACACCTGCTACACCTAGCTTTGTAACTCCAGTAGTATATTCTACGCCGCCGCCATGTGTTCCGTTTGGTGTTATTGAAAATCTAATTGGATGTGTGTTGTTACTAGCGTTAGCTTGTCCAAATGTATATGTTTGTCCTTCAAATAAGTTTAGTGTAGGTGTAACTATATCATTAAGGTAAAACTTATTACCTGTGCCATAACTATTAGTACCACTAGCTACTGTAACTTTAAAGTGGGTTGGATTGTACGCACTGAGGCCGTCTGTACTTACACCTGTAGGATACGTGTACGGTCTATTAATTCTTACAACTAGTTCGCCTTCATCGTTAATATAATAAAACAAATGTCTGTCATCCCAGCGCAGTTGTTCGTATGTTAAGTTTTCATAAACATAGTCATGGTTCTGATCACGTCCTTCAAAAAAGTCGACGCCTTGTTCAAAGTCACTGTAGTTTTTTGTAGGGTCGCCTGGCTTATTAACTTGGATTGATGCATCTGGATCCATTTGATCAACTTTTGTAAAAAACAATTCGCCGTCGTCGGTCCTGCGCAGTCCATAAAAGAATCTACCATCTAATCCACCTACAACATTGTCTTGATTATTTCCAAAATATGCCATGTTTTACTCCTATACTATATCTACGTAACTAATAATAGCATCACAGCTATTAGATAAATTACTTTGTACTAATAATGAATTGTTTGCTGGTATAATTAATTTTTCGCCGCCCAGCATTCCTTTAAAGCTACTGTTTGGTGCCACCATTACATCCTTCATAAAGAACCCTTCTACGCTTGTATCGTCCTTAACATAAATGTTAACGTTAATAGCAAACTCAGTTACGTTTGCAATATTGATTCCTAATACAGTAGCGTTAGTTGATCCGTCACTTGCAAACACTTCAATCTTTTGTGTTCCTATATCTTTAATAATTTTGTTTCTAAAATATGTTGCCATTTTTTTATCCTAACGCTAATACGTATTCTAATGCCAGCGACTCTGCATCACCAAAACTTATGCCGCCGCTTGAGCCTGCAACGGATACCCAGTTAGTTCCGTCATATAATTCTACTCTGGCCGCCTGTGTGTTATATCTAGTCATTCCTAATTCAGAGTCGCTTGGTATTGGACGTTGAGCATCTGCACCTACCGGAATAACTATTCCTCTTGTTCCTCCAAACTTAAAATATCCATTGCCTGTGTTCTCAAAAACGGTATTAGAATTAGAAACTGTATTTGTGATAATATTGTTTTTAATACTAAAGTTATCTATTACAACACTGCCAGTGCCGTTAGCAAGTAAGTTTAAGTCTGTGTTAGTACTTATCGTTTTGATAGTACTGCTGTCAATTTCTATATCTGCAACTTCTAACTTGTTTGTAACAAACTTAGTTGCTTCTAAACTAGCAGTTAGTGTGCCTGCATTATAAAATCTAATAATATTGTCATTTGCGCCAGGCGTAATTTCTGCTGTTATCTTAGTGTCGCCATCTTGGTCTTCAAGTTTTGTACTTAACTCTACCCAGCTACCGTTATACCCTTCAAACTTATTAGTAGTAGTGTTGTATCGTGTCATGCCTGTTACAGGACTAGCGTTCCGTTGGGCTGTTGTACCTTTTGGAAGTAGAATACTATCCGTACTATTAACTTGCAGTATACCCGATGCTGGAGTTAATACCATATCTCCATCTGTGCTTAACACGTTTGTATTGAAACTAAAGTTTCCAGTAACAACACTACCGCTGCCGTTTGCACGTAGTTCTAAATTACTGTTACTTGTAGTAGTAGTAACAAAGTTGTCATCAATTAGTATATCACCAGTTGTAAAGCTATTTGCTGTAATCTTGCCTGTGCTATCTAATTCGTTAAGGGTAACTGTTCCGTTAACTGTAAGATCATTTGTAATAACAACATTGTTAGTTGGAACTAAAATAGTACCAGTGCCATTTGCACGTAGTTCTAAATTACTGTTTGATGCAGTAGTAGTAATAAAGTTATCATCAATTCTTATGTCTTCAAAGTTAGCAATTCCTGTTACAGACAATATTCCAGTTATGGTTGCATTATTTGCATTAAATCCACTAGTTGATTGCACATTTGCAAAGTTAGTTGTTCCGTTAATCTGTAAGTCGTTTGTAATAACAACATTATCATTCGGAATAACAACACTGCCTGTGCCATTTGCTTTAAGTTCTAAATCACTGTTAGATAATGTAGTAGTAATAATGTTGTCGTTAATTTGAATATCTTCAAAATCAATCTGACCATTAATTGTCATAGTGTCATTTACTACAATGTTTCCAGTAGTAATATTTCCAGCAGTTACTGAGTCTAATACAGTATTACCACTTACTGTTAAATTGTTATCAATTACAACATTACTTGATGCTACTCTAACAACTCCAGTACCTGACGCTTCTAATTCTAAGTCACTATCACTATCAGTTGTTCTTAATAAGTTTCCTGTAATTTGTATATTTTCAAAAAACGCTTGACCTAAAATAGACGTTGTGCCGCTTACATTTAAGTTTCCTGTAATAGTTGCAGTATCACTTACATTTAAGTTTCTTGGAGTAAATGCACCAAGTACGTTTAAGTTTTGTTCAATAACAAGATTGTTACTTGGTAATCTAATAACACCAGTGCCATTTGCTTTAAGTTCTAAATCACTATTAGTATCTGTTGTGCTAATAATGTTATCATCAATTTGTATATTTTCAAACTGGAATGCACCATTAACACTTAATGTGTTAACGTTTAAGCTATTTGCTGTAATGTTGCCAGTTGCTATAAGACTAGCAAGAGTAGTTGTTCCTGCAACACTAATGTTTCCTGTAACTGCTAAATTGCTACCTGGAACAGTAACATCGCCTGTACCAGACGTACCTAGTTCTAAATCACTATTAGTGTCAGTTGTGCTAATTGTATTATTTTGAATGTTAATATTTTCAAAACTTGCTTGGCCTGCAATAGTTACTCCGCCGGACACATTTAAGTCTCCTGCTACAGAAGTTACTCCTGATGTTTGGGTTATATTGCCAGCTACTTGTAAATCATTTTGTGCAACTACATTTCCAGCAAATGTTGCAGTGGAATCAAACTGTGTTGTTCCGCTAACTGTAAAGTTGTTACTGGGTACTGAAACTGTTCCAGTGCCGTTTGCACTTAATTCTAAATCACTATTACTATCACTAGTGCGAATTCTATTTCCAGTAATATTAATGTTGTCTAGGTCTAATTCGTTTGCATAAACGTGGTTCCAGCGTTTAGTTACTGATCCTAAGTTATAAGTTGCAGTTATGTTTGGTGTTACATTACTATCTATGTCACCAGTAAATTGAATACTGTCTGTGTCAGCATCGCCAATTGTAATATCACCGCCAATAGTAACGTTTCCTGTTACGTCTAAGTTTCCAGTAATGCTTGTGTTGTCTGCAAGTATTATACTTCCAGATACACTTGATATTGTCATATCTGTTGTAAGAGTTTGTATTGTACTGCCGCTAATCCTAAAGTCGCCAGTTTCGAGCTTAGTACCGTCAATAAACGTAGTAGCACTGCCAGTTTGGAATGTTAATCCGTTTGTAGTAATAACTTCTAAGTTTGCTGTGTTAAATTGTACTTGTCCAGTTTCTTGATCAACAAAGAATGCATCGCCAACTCTAAAGTCACCTCTATGGTCAACACTAGTAAACTGTACTTTAGCTGAGTTTGCCTCAACAACTTCGTTTGCTTGTACAACTGTTGAGTTATCATTATCAACTGCTTTGCCATTACCAATGTATGCAAAGTTTTGGCCAACCAAATACATTTTTACGCCCGGACCGTCACCGTATGCTCCGTGTGTACCATATACGTTTGCGCTACCAATTGCTCTAAGTTCGCCGCCAAAGTCAGTTACATCAAACAAGTCAATATAGGTAGCAGTTGCGCCGCCACTAAACTCAATGTTTTGTCCAACTTTAACATCTTCTTCAAACGTAGTCAATCCCGCAGTACCATTAAAGTGTGATAAGAATTTTGTATGGATGTCGCCAACTAGTGCCGCAGTTGCAACAGTAAATCCTGCATCCGACGAGTACCTAGCACTTTTACTAATTCTAACATCATCAATATACCCGTCAACTGCATCTGTTCCAGCAAATGTTGCGCCTAGTCTAACTGGCTTGCTTGTTCCATAATTATTATTATCAAGTATCGTAGTGCCAACCATAGTACCGTCTAAGTATAATTTAGTTGTATTAACTAATCTACTTACAGCAATATGATGCCATGTATTTGCAGATAATGTTCCGCCTGTAATTCGTGTTACGTCTGCTACATTAAGTTTAAGGGCAGTACCGTCAATTAATAGTGTCGGAGTAATATCTGTTGCTAGTCCTGCACGTAAATCAAATACTGTTTGTACTCCACTTACATTGTCTAATCTAATAAAACATTCTAAAGTAAAGTCACCTGTGCCAAAGCCAAAGTCGTCATTTGCGCCCATACTTACATAGTCGGCATCACCGTCTAAGAGTAAACTAGCACTACCAAATTTCTTTTGTGTTGTACTTAATTGTGCCGCGCCTACTGCACTTTGATTCTTTGCTGTACGCTTTGTAGATTCAGCTACTCCAGTAAGTTTACCTGCTATATAAAATTTATTGTCTGTATCTTTACTAGCAATAGTGCCTGTACCTAATACAGTACTACCGTCGATACTTTTTAAGACAAACGTTTCTGCTGCCGCAAATGATCCTGATAATCCGCCTACTCTGATTGCAGTCTTGCCTGCATTTTTTAAGCCTGCTGTTCCGTCAACTGCATATAATCCTTTTGAAGCAAAGTAAGTAAACGAGTTTAACCATTCAACCCGTGTTCCGTTAGTTATTGAAAGTCCGTTAACACCCGGAGTAATAAATGTTACTGCATGAAATAAACAGCCTGCTTCTTTACTAGTTGCGTGTGCTACCTGTCCGTCTAGGTATGCTCCGCAACCTGCATCTCCTTGATCAAATCCTCTAGGATCGCCTGAGCTAACAACTGATCCTGCTGTTATTACAGTCACGTTTCTAATATAAGGACTACGAGAAGTTACTGTAATATTAGTTGCAAATTTAAATGCGTAACCTTCGTTAGCGCCGCTATTGAAAAAGAAGTCTTTAACAGTTAAATCTTCAACAGTAACTTCGCCATTGAGTAAAAATGCATCATTATTATTAGTGCCAGCAGTAGGCGTAATATTAACAGTACGCATACTGTGGCCTTTAACAGTTACGCCTGCTGGAATAGTCATAGGAAATACTTCTACATAATCCCCTGGATATATATGAATTGTATCACCGGCTGTTGCAAGTGTCAATGCTTTTGTTATTGTAAGTACTGGGTTGTTTTGATGCAGACCTGCGTTTGAATCATTGCCACCTTTTGCTACATAATAAATGTTATCGTGTGTTAATCCTAAATTAACATTTCCAACATTTAATGTAGTTGAATTGATATCAGTAGCAGTAACCGTAGTTGCCCAAACGTTATCCCACCGCTTTGCTGTGCTACCTAAATTGTATGTGTTGTTTGCATCTGGAATAACATCACTGGCTATTTCAGCATTAATTGTAATGTTGTCAGTATCTGCATCACCTAATGTAATATTGCCGTTTGCTGAAATATTTCCAGTTGCGTGTAAGTTACCAGTTACATTTGTGTCAGCTAATAGCTCAATAGTGCCTGTGCCGTTTGCATCAATTTCTAAATTAGCATTAGACTCGTTTGTAGAAATAGTATTTCCTACAAGAGTCATCGAATCAATAGTTAATCTGTTTTGATATATAACTTCGTCAGCAGTACCTAATAATAAGTTGCCGTTAGGGTTAGTAATTGAATTGCCGCTGAGTTGAATTGTACCAACTGTTAGTGTTCCGGATGCCCTTAGATTAGTAGCGTTAAGTGTTCCTGCTACGTCTAAATCATATTGAGGAGTTGCTGTGTTAACACCAATGCGACTGTTGTTAACATCTAGATATAATAAGTCCGTCTCAAATGCTAAGTCTACCCCGTTTCGAACGAGATTTGACTTTAAGAGCGGACCGGATATGCGACCTACAGCCATCTTAACTCCTTAATACGGGGATCCTGTCCCTCTAGCCACCTTACGTTGCGGGCTAACCACAGTCTGATAACAACGATACATTTTAGGTCATATCTTTGTTATATAATGTATTTATGCAATTGTAATATTTGTTACTACTAGCCAAATATAATAGTGTAAGTGTTTAACAAATCTTCCATATCACTTAATGATGCCGCGCCGCCGCTTCCGACAGCCGTTGTCCAAGACACACCAGTAAACACTTCTAAATAGGAAAGCTCAGTATTATATCGAGTATGTCCTTGTTCTGGTGATGGTTCTCTTTGAGCCGATGTACCAGACGGAAATACCATTGCTCTGTTATCTGTAAATTTTACATAGCCAGAACCAGAAGCGTTATCAAAAGTAACTGCACCGCCATTATCAGCAATAAATTTATTATCCTGAGCATGAAAGTCTCCAAACGTAACTCTAGCATGTCTAGCATCTAGTGTAAGATTTGTGTCTGTTCCGGTAACAGTAATATTGTTGTCTGATAGTGTTATTCCACCAAGTTCAACCTTGTTAAATTCAGTTTTATTATTGCTAGTAAATTTAGAAACAATTGATCCGTTTACTTTAAAATTTAAGTCATTGCTAATACCAAGTGTTGATAATTCTATTCCTGTGCTAAGGTCATCTGATAATAATGCACTACTCAATACCCGACTAGTAGTTGGTCCGTATCCTACTACTTGATTTACACTAGTGTTGTATCTAATCGAACCAATTGTTTGTGATGCATTTTCTTGTGCAGTTGTACCCTTTGGAACTATCATTGACCCTGTTGTATTAATAGTTAGTACATCGGCTGGATCTAATTGCAAGTTGCCACTTGTGTTTGTAAAAACATTAGTCCCAAACGTTAGTCCATTATAATCAACAGTTCCGGTGCCATTTGCATTAAGTTCTAAGTTGCTGTTACTAACCGTTGTTTCTATAAAGTTATCATTAATTTGTATGTTGCCAAGTACTTCAAGTGATCCTAAATCTACATCATTTTGTATATTAATGTTTGCCGCATATAGCTTGCCTGCTACTGTAATTCCGTTAGTTATCTCAACGTCTTCGTGCATTCTAACAGTGCCAGTACCGCTTGCACGTAACTCTAAATTAACATCGGTTGCTGTAGTTTTAATCGTGTTGCCACTTATTCTTACGTTATCAATTTGTACTGGAATTCCTGCACTACTTGTATTCAAACTAGATACTGTAAGATTTACAGTATCAAAATCATTTGCAACAGATACAACACCAATAGTAGTTACACCATTAACAGTTAATCCGTTTTCAATAGTAACGTTGTCATTAAAGTTAACTACACCAGTACCGTTTGCTCTAAGTTCTAAATTAGCATTTGAATCTTTTGTACTAATTACATTACCGCTTAAAGATATGCCTTCAAATATACTGCTACCAACACCTGTAATTCCAGTAGCAGTTATATTATTTGCAGTAAGTGTATTAGTTACTGTAGTTGATTGCAACGAAGTTTCTTTAGTTGTTGTTAAGTTATTACTAACAATAAAGTTTTCTTTAATCTTTACGTTGCCTGTTCCAGTACCGCTTAAAGTAAGATCACTGTTGCTTGAAGTTGTAGAAATCTTGTTGCCACTAAGCATAATATCTTCAAATATAATTTGCTTATTTGTTGAGTTTAATGTTTGTACAATTAGTGTAGTAGCACCTAAGTTGTTCGTCGAAGTGTTAACAACACTACTTGTTGTTGGTGTTATAACATCACCAGATAGTTCGACGTTATTTTTAAATCTAACACTACCAGTTCCGGATGCCCTAAGCTCTAAGTCACTATTACTAGTAGTAGTTGATATCATGTTATCAGCAATAGCTACATTTTCTATAACAGCATCACCGGTGAGTGTAATGTTTTGTGAAAGGAATTCCTCTGCAACAACTGCATCGAGCCCTGACACACTTGCTAAACTAAGACTAGCAATAGGCGCTATTAAGTCTCGTCCTAATACTAAATTTGCTAATACTCTAACTGTACCAGTGCCTGCTGGAACAATTTGTAAATTAGAACTAGCTGAAGTGCCTTGTAAAACATTTCCAGTAAATGACACATTATCAATTGCAACAAATCCTTGTGCAGTTAATGTAGACGCTGATGTTGCTAGTAACGTTGCATCATTACTTGTAATATTATTAGCAACAGATACGTTACCAGTGACTCCGGCAGCACTTGAAAATGTGTTTGTTGCTCCGGTAGTTTGAGTAAAAGTATTATAAAATCTAGCAGGTCCTACAATAGATACCGTGCCACTACCTGCGGCTTCTAGCTCTAATCCTGCGTTTGATAACGTAGTGGAAATACTATTTCCTGTTAGGTCAATAGTGTTAAGTACCGCATTGTGCCCTGTTACTTTATTCCAGCGTTTAGCACTAGTACCAATTGTATAACTGTTTAAATTAGGAATTAAATTACCTTCAATGTCTGCATTAAAGTCAATCGTATCAGTGTCTGCATTGCCTAGTCTAACTAGTGTGCCGCCTAGTGTAACATTACCTGTTACGTTTAAATTTCCTTGCATACTAGTATTGCTAGTAAGTGCAATGTCTCCGGCGTTGGCGTCTATATTTAATGTGCCAACAATTGATTCCATTGTTGACCCGGAGAATCTAATAAAGTCTGATTCTACTTTTTCACCTTTAAGCTGTACAGATTGTCCACCAGTTGATACAGTTAATTTTTCTACTCCACTAAAGTCAAAGTTAGTAGAATCAATTACAGTTTCTCCTGTCTCTTGATTTACTATTAAAGCAGATCCTACTCGATAAGTGCCGTCTTGGTCCATCGAAGTGAATAACACATTTGCACTGTTTAATTCAGTAACTTCGTTTGCTTGTATGTGTAATGTTTTATCATTGCTTATATCTTTGCCAGCGCCAATATATCCAAAATTATGATTTATTAAATATAGTAAACTAGCAGAACCATCAGCTACAATACCGTTAGTACCGTATACATTTGCACTGCCAATACATCGTATTTCTGCGCCAAACTTTACGCCTTGTCCTGCTTGCCCAGTAGATCCTTGCTCAGTTTTAATACCTATTGATGCAAAGTAAGCAAAGGAATTTAGCCATTCAATTCGTACACCATTCTTAGCTGTTAACCCCTGTTGCCCTGGAGTGATAAACGTTGCCGCGTGGAATAACATGCTTGCTTCTTTTGATGCTGTTGTAACACTTGCTCCGTCAACTAATGCACCGCGGCCTGCATCGCCTTGATCAAATCCTCTAAGGTCTGATGCACTAACTACACTTCCTTTAGTAATAACTGTACAGTTTCTAATATAAGGACTTCTCGAACTTACAACACTATTTGCTGTGTATCTAAATCCATATCCAGTGTCACTGCCGCTATTATAATAGAAGTCTTTAACAGTTAAGTTTTCAATAGTCACTTCACCGTTAACTAAAAATGCATCATTAGACTCAGTTGCCCCAGTTGGTGTAATAATAACATTGCGCATATCTTGTCCAGTTATTGTTACATTTACTGGTACAGTTAAAGGAAACGTTTCTACATAAGTTCCTGGAGATATGTGTATAGTGTCGCCTGAGGATACTAATGTTAATGCCTTTGTTAATGTTAATACAGGATCTAATTGATGGTCGCCTGTAAATGTGTTGTTACCATTTTTAGCAACATAGTATATATTACCTTGTCTGTTAGTAATGTTAACACCGTTAACTATTGCCGTAGTTCCTGTAATATCAGTTGCTGTTACATCGTCTGCCCAAACATTTGACCAGCGTCTACTAGTACTACCTAAGTCATAAGTTGCCGTTACATCGGGTACGATATCACTTACAAGTTCGCCAGCAAATGATAAATCATCATCGCTGTCGTTACCAATAGTAATCGAACCATCGGAAGTGATTGTTCCTGTAGCATGAATATTACCAGTAACATTTGTGTTTGTTAGAAACTCAATAGTGCCAGATGCGTTTGGATTTAATTCTACGTTTGCATTACTTTCGTAACTGTATATTTTATTGTCGCGTAGTAATAATTGATCAGTGCCTATACCAGTTGCAACTACTCCAGTACTTCCTGCAAGTGTTATTGCTCCGCTTAATGCTGTAAATCCTGTAGGACTAAATTGTAAGTTTCCAACAGCAACAGTAGTTTGTGACCGTAAGTTTGTAGCACTTGCTGTGCCAGTAATAGATAAATCTTGTGACGGAGCAGTTGTGTTGACACCAATTTTGTTATTAACTACGTCAAGTTTAAGAACAGGAATACTAGCACTTAAATTTCTAAAATCTAAGTTAACATTTTGCCTTAGAAGATCATCCTCTAAGACTTGCCCGCTTATTCTTCCTAATTGCTTCATATCTATCCCTTACTTGTTACAGTATTTAGTCGTAAAAAAAGGCACACTCGGTGCCTTTTATTATATACATTTAAATGTATTTTTTAGTTTTCGACATACTTAATACGTGCCGCGCCGTTACCGCCTCGGTGTCCACTATCTCTAACTCCTGGACACGGTAGGGCTGCCGGACCGCCTGCACCGTAAGGAACATACTGGGTACAACCCTGCATCTGGTAGCAACCACATGATCTGTTACCCATCCAACATGAGCCGTGATACACACCCTTGTCTGGGTTTCTGCTCATTGCATTGAGTGAATTTACATACTGGTGAATTCCACTTCCTGACCATCTAGAGTAAGGATTGTTATCTTCAGTACCGTATGTTACAGTTCCGCCTTCTTTAGAAAACATGTTTGCTGGTAGTGCCGCATGGTAATAGAACATACATATACATGCTGGATAGCATCCTAAGAAACTTGCACAACTAATACGTCCACAGCAATTAACATCGCCGCCATACGCACACGCAATGTGTCCGCCATCGTACATACAAACCAATCCACAGTTTGGACCCACGTTTGTTGCGCAATATCCGTTAGCACGTAAGCAACAATACAGTGATGGTGTTGTTGAGCAAAAAGAAGTTCCGCTTCTGCCGCCTTGCGAACACACACAACCGTTTGTACTTGAGCTAAACCAACACATTGCTGAGTTTGAACTACATCCTCTGTTACACATACCGTCTGCATTACCACACGATTTACCAAGACAACCGCATGTATAATTTCCGCTTGTTACGTTGAATGCTTTATTAGCATAAGATCCTGCGTTGCCCGGTAATCCTCCGCCACAGCAACACATCTTGCTGCCACTGCCGCCTGCGCCCCAAAGCTCTGCTAATACTGTTCCGCTTCCTGGAGCAATCCAACAATACCCGTTGCACAAGCAAGTATACATCTGACCATTGTCAAACGCCCATATTTTACCTTTTTCTAAGTTGCCTTCCGCTTGGGTGAAGTTCTTGCTACCTAGTAATGTCTTTAACGATGCCATGCACGTATCTCCTTACAATTATTTATCAAAGTTATGAAGCACTGTTACCGGCTTACCAACTGGCGGTGCTGAACTAAATCTAATATACCAGCCGGCTTGTTTGCTTGCTGGGTTTTGTGCTAACGAATAGTTTGTTCCTGAAATTTGAAATACTGATTCAACCAACACTAGCACGTTTTGTGCGGCTGTCGGAACAGGAAAGTCAGCATCGCCGTTAGCCAACGGACCAAAATCAAGTTCACTTCCGTCACCTACTCCTAAGTTCTGCTGTACAATAGATACAGGCTCTTGTCTTTTTAATCTAGCCCAAGTACCATTTGCATACGATTCATGTGCTTCAGTTTCTGTATTGTATCTAATCATTCCATTAGCTGGAAACAACGGTCGACTTGCAGTATTGCCCATTGGTACAACTACTGCTTGCTCGCCGCCTAGTTGAACAATTTGATTGATATCATACCTAATACCGTTAGCTTTGATATTTCGTACGCTAGTACTTTGTGCTTTAATTAATCTCATTTTTTACACTTCCAAGAAGCTTACTGTTGCGCTTAAATTAGTAGGTGATTGTGATATACATACAATCTTGTCACCTGCATCTAATACAATTTTTTCACTATCAAACGTAAACGTTTCGCCTGCTGGTAATGTAAGATCGTTAATAACCATATTAACATCGCCTTTAGCCGCGCCACTTGCTATAAAGTGCATGTCAAACATTGTTTCACCGTGCTCTAAGTGTAGCGGGTTAGTTGTGTCAGTGTTACATACCATTATTGTTAGCACTGCATATTGTTTTCCTGCTGGAACTAACAATATGTTTGTGTCTGTACTTGCTATTAGTGTGCTTGCTATTGCCATTATGTTTCCTTTTTAAAACAACATGCTCAACAAAAGAGCATTCTGTCTACTTATTATTTCGCCTGATTTTGAAGCACTGTGTTTGAAAAACAATCCAGTACCTCCTGCCGCAGGTGCTTTTACATATACTTTAAGTCCGTCAAGTGGACTAGCTGGATCTGATCCTTGCAGTGTTAATGTAAAGTTGTCGTTAACTATAACTCCGCCAGTTCCTTGTGATTCTAAAATTAAATCAGTGTCTGACGCAGTAGTTGATAAAATATTATCTTGGAATCTAAAATCTTCAAATTCAACTCTGTTTCCAAAAATTTGTCCCTTGTTGAGATTATCTATCTGAAAGGTAACTACACTAGGTGCACCACTTACTTCTGTATCTCTAACTTCTACATACGACTTACTTGCTGAGCCTTCTTCAATTCTTCTTTGAAAAGTACTTGTAAGTTGTGTTACAATAGTATCATCAACATATTTCTTGTTTGGAATATCATCGTCGTCGGTAATTTGTGTTTCGTAGTTGTTTGTACCAGTAACACTAATAACACCTGTGCCGGAGTTAATAAGATATAAATCTCCTCCGCCTGTTGATACACTATTAATACGCAAGCCTTGTAGTGTACCTGACGCATTAACTAATGTAAAGCCGCCAGTTATAGTTGTAGCACTAATTGGATCTGCCCAAGTAACAGTTTCATCAAACACAATCTTTGCATCAGGGTAACTACCCCTGTCTATCTGTATTCCTGATTGCGTAAGTGTAATACCTGTACCCGATTCACCATTATTAAGTGTAATAATATTATCTTTTAAGTTTAAATTTGCTGAACTAACTTGTGTAGTATTACCATTAACTAATAAGTCGCCTGTAATTGTAACTGTGCCAGAAGCAAGACCGGTGTCTAGTGTAATAGTACCACCAGATTGTACTTTAACTTTATAGTCACTATTCGGAAGAGCTAAAATTTTAGAAGACATATATAATTCCTATTGCAGATATATGGGGGAAGTTACTCCCCCATTTTACTTTTACGATGTTATCGGTGTAACTCTCATAACTGATGTAGTTGAGTCGTTTTCAATAACCCAAGTATGTCGGTTGTTTGAATAGTCTCTAACTGATCTGTTGTAAAGTTTAGCAATTCTAATTGTACCGCCTGCCGCATCTTGTGAGTTAATTGACATTTCATTAGCGCCTAAAGCACCGTTTACTTTGTCAACTAGTGTACAAATACCTACATTACCTGTACCTGTGCCTCCAACTGATGTTTTAGTGCCGTCTTTAGTATCGTTAACTAAAAACTTGTTTACTGATCTTTGTGCAATAATAAAGCCTACCGCTGATTCTGCATTGGCAGCTACTTGACAGTTAATAGTAATGTTTGTACCATCAGCTAAAGCGCCAAAGTACCTTTTGTTTAGTGGACGTCCCATTTGTTTCTCCTAATAAGTTACGTTCTAAGTAATACGCAGTGGGTCAGTTCTGCATAAGTCTATATAGTATAGCACGATTTGTGACACAAGTATTTATCATTAAAAGAAGCTAACGGAAATTAAGTCATAAAAAAACAGAGCCCGTAGGCCCTGTTTTTGTTTTTAAAGCAAAGTTTAGCTAAAGCTAACGTTTGCAGATGTTATAGCAACATTCGCTAAGTAATCAGCGGCATTACCCAATGAAGATGCTGTGTTTGATAACTCAACATATCCATAACGAGTCATAAAGCTCACTACTGGTTCGAATGTAGATGGATCCATTACAACACCACTTGACATCAACGGGATGTATGGGCAGTAAAATGCTGGAGCATCTGATTCACTATTACCTTTGTAACCAACAAGCGCCATAGCGTTATCGGCTGCGTAAGTATCTACATATACACGCATTGCATTGTTCAATGTACCAACAAACTTAGTGTTTGTAGGTGCTTCAAACGTGCCTTCCGTAGTACGTGCAAAAGCACTTGTAGTAGCAGACTGTAGGATTGTTAGTGCAAAAGGACTAACAACACAATAGTTACCTGCGCCACGACGTGTACGCTGAGCAATCAAGTTAGCCGCTCTGTTGATCTGAACTGCCAATGCGGCATGCTCGTCACCAACGAAAGTTGCTGTACCTGAAACGGCTTGTTGGTTGTACGTTTGTACAGCCGTGCCACTCAATGAACGCAATGAAGCAATAACTTCCTGGTCAATCTCAGCAGTAATCTCTTGTGCAAGAGCTGCCATGATTTCAGCTTCGACATCAATGCCGTGCTGTGCTTGTGCATCCTGAGCTGATTCAAAAGTCCAACGAGCACTTAACTTACGTGTTTTCGCTTCAACTGTTTGCTTCAAGATCTGAATGCTAAGTTTGTTACCAGCAGTACCTTCTGCTAAACTTGTTCCTTTTGCTTTACCAGCATCGGAACCAGCTTCGTCACCTGAATAACCAACAGCAATTTTGAATGGGCTTAAAGCCTCTTCGCCACTTGTTGCATCATCAGCTGTATCACTGTAACGTACTCTTAATGTGTGGATTTGTCCCACAGGACCGGTCATCGGTTGTACACCAACTAGCTCATTTGCTATTACTGTTGGCATAACACGTCTGATAACTGGTAAAATAACTCTGTTAAGAGTTGCGACATTACCGGCAGTAGTCGAACCAGCGGCTGATGTTTCAGACAAATACTTGCGAGTATTTTCTAAAGTTGCTGACATTACAGATTTTTTAGTTCCTGAAAGGCCTTCCATCAATGCTGTTTTCGTCTCTTGCCAGCGACTTTCTAGTAATTCTGACATAATTATATCTCCTTAATTTAATCCAGCTAAACGACGAATATCGATGACATTCTCGTCTTGCTTTTGTCTACTAACGTTAGTTTCTTGTTTGTTGCCTGTTATTGCTTTGCCTTCTGTTAGGTTCGCCTTCTTCTTCGCTGGACTATTACCCTCAATAACTGTTGGTAAATACTTGTTAAACGCCGACTTTAATTTCGGTGTTTGAACAGATTCCAGTAAGTCTGTCATTATTTCACGCTGTGCTACACTTAAAGGTGCAACCAATTCGTTCATAACTTTTGCTCGTTGTACTGACTCAGTAATCATTTTAATTTCAACAGTCTTTGCTTCTGCAAGTACTGTAGTCTTATCAACAATAGTCTTCGCTTCTGATAGTTGACGATTTTTAGTATCGATAACTTTCATTAACTTTGCTGTTTCACTCTTCTCATTCAAGTAGCTTCCTGCATACTCGGATGCGAATGATTCAAACAGCTTACGACCGAAGTCATTCTGTCTTGCAATTTCAATATCTTCTTTAAGTGTAGTAATTTCTTTATTCAAGTTCTTACTTACTGTTTCAGATACTAATTTTGCACTCTTTTCAATAAAGTTAGCTTTAACTTTCTTGAAGTGTGTCTTAGCTTCACGTACTAAACGTACTTTTGTTTCAGCTAGGTCTTGTTTATCCTCGTAGAATTCGTGGATTTCTTTAGCAAGAGCGTCTACAATAAAACTTTCTAACTGTCCAAACTTGTTAGACATAGTTTTTTGTTCTTCGTGTAGTTCAGATACTTCTTTTCCTAACTGTTGCACTACAAAACCTTTTAATAGGTCTGCGTTTTCACGCATTGCTACACCGTATTTTGCTTTAGCTTCAGCTAGTTGTTTGCGGTCATCTGCAAACTCAGAAATTTCTGCTTGAAGTCGCTCACTAAGCATAGAATCAATGGACTCAACCATTTGACCCTTGTCATGCTCATATTTTTTAGCAAATTCTTCACGAAGTTCAGCAGTTACCTGCATTTTGTTCGCTTTAATTTTGCCTTCCCAAGCTTCTTCAATTTGCGCTCTGATATCTTCAGAAACGACATCGTTTTCAAAGAGTGTTTTCAGTGCATCTATCATACTATTCTCCTGTTTCATTGGAGTTTGCTAATAATATTTATTAGCGATTCCTTAAGATACTTTTGTGCCTTTGGGTCGTGTCTTGTTGCCTGTGCCAATTCATATGCCTGGTGCCCGCCTCGAGCATTCATTAAGTGTTCGTAAATTGCTGTCGGATATGCTCCTGGCGCACTTGGCTGTGCCACAACGTCCACTGTAATAATTTCAAAGTCCGATACATCACCGGAATCTGTAACTTCACCAGAGCCCCTAGATGAAACACCTAGTTTAACACCTGCTTCTAACATAGTTTTAACTAAAGTGCCCATCGGGGTTGGTAATATCTTCAATTTACCATAACCGTTATTATCTTCCATCCACATTTCTGTGATCATGTGCGATACACGGTCAAGGTTTATATTAAGGCCTTCTGGATGATCAACTTCGCCGAGAACACTATATCCCCCAGTAACTTGATCGTTAAGAGTTTTGACAGCCCTACCAATTTCATTAACGGGGTACACACGCTGGTTAGCGTTACGTACTCCGCCCTGTATGCAAATACCTTTCATAAAAAGATCCTTGCCTTCGTTAGCAGATTCTACGACGATGTTCGCCTGTTGGAATGTCAAGTTCTCACTAAGTAGTCTCATTCAAACTTCCTTATTTGCCAATGATCGATTTTTTATCACTAGCTGTTTCGCCTGCGCCTTTTTTCTCAGCACCGTGGCCTTTTGACATAGCTTTCATACCTGTTTTTCCGACTTTAGCACCCGGAACGTTTATGTTGCCCATGTTGTCCTCTTTAGGAGTTGGGTCAGCTAGGCCGCCTTTAGTTCCTTCAGAATTGGATTCGCCACCTTGGGTTAAATTACCTGATGTGCCGTCGCCCATTTTGTTAGCACTTGCTGTTGGGGATTTAGTGTTTGCACCGTTGTCGCCCATTGTAGCACTTACTTTTTCAACATATTCACGCATGGTTTCTGCTTCTGATTTATCAGCTTCTTCGACTTCTTCATCAGTTGCTTCATCTACGTCAAGATCAAAACTCTCTTCTTCAGGAGCTTCTTCTTCGTCACCGTCGTCACCTTCGGCATCGTCTTCTTCGCCTTCTTCGTCATCATCGGAATCCATATCGGAACCCATTTCTGCATCAAAAGCCGCTTTTAATTTTTCAATTTCGTCTTGCAAGTCTGCAATGTCGTCTGCCATGTCACCTTCTTCGGCGTCATCAGCGTCATCAGCGTCATCGGCATCCATATCAGGCATTTCCATGTCGCGCTCAAAGTCTGCTGATTGATCCATATCCATTGGATCTGCTTCAACTTCAAACTCGTCTAGATCAAAGTTTTCCTCTAACTCTTCATCTGACTCTTCTACTTCTTCGTCTGACTCTTCTACTTCTTCGTCACTAGATTCATCAACTTCTTCATCAGTTGCTTCATCTACTTCTTCGTCAGTTGTTTCGTCGACTTCAAGATCATCTTCTAAAAGATTCTCATAAATATCTCTAGATTTTTCTA